TCGCTCACGCACGGCTCGCCCTTGAGCTTTTCGCGCAGCGTGTCGAGGATCGCGCCCTGCGGCCCAGGCAGTGTGCCGAGCATGCGCTGTAGCTGGTCGGCGTACAGTACCAGGGCGCGCATCCGCTTCACCTCCCACAACAGCGCGCGTACGTCGGCCGATCCAGGATTGCGATCCTGTATCTCTACCAGCTGTTCCCTGGTCAACGGCGGCTTGAATCCCATATGGCACCAATACTGTATTTTTGTACAGTATATCAAACGGGTCTATGCACCTTGAATGGTTGCGCACGGCAACGCGTGACACGTGCTTTTTTCAGTCGTAAGCTCACCCCATCATGAGGATGCGAGGGGTACCCACATGGATAAGATGCTCGACCTTTATCAGGTCATCGCAGAACGCGAAACAGGCTTCTGGATCACGTTGCCGGTTGCGACTGGCCGGACTGTTTCTCGCGAAGAGTGGCTTCGACTGAGCCAGGCAGACCCCGACCACTGCCAGCTCATCACCTTCGCGCCGGATCCAGAACTTCCATTTCAGGCTATGACCGAGGAAGTGGTGGTCGAGCAGGCCCTCGCGGTGACCTGGTCGGACGAGACGCTCCACTAGCGACTGGCGACATGAAGCGATCACGTTTTCTCACTGCCAGCGCCTATGCGCGCTACAGGTCATCCCTCGCTCTCGACCGGTTCATCCTTGCCGAGAATGACGAGACACGTCGTGCCGCCATCAGGTGGGCGCGGGCCTGGGCAGCCCGGGCCCGCCTCGCTCCTATTTTTTTGGGCACCCGGCGATGATCACCTCAAGCTGCAGGGCATAGCCCTCCCAAGCGGCGCCGTCGATCAGCGCTGCCTGCGCGGCCGCCTTGTCGCCCGGGTAGGCGCCGGTGCCGAAGGTGCTCACCGGGCGCGCCGGCTCCTTGCCAACGCAGCCGACCGCGACCGGCATCGGAATCTTCTGCGGCTCGGACGCGCAGCCGGCCAACAGCAGGCACAGAATCAGCGCCCTCACTTCCAGCCCTCCCAGGCCTCGCGCATCACCCCGCTGCAGTCTGGCGCCCGGCTGGCGGCCACGGCGGCGGCACGACTTCCGGTGCGTGCGATGGCGGAGGCGGCGAACTTCTCGGCCACCTGGCGGCGCTCGTCGGCAGCAGCCTTCGCATCGCCGAGGCGGGCAACCGCCGCGACCTGATCGTCAAGCTTGCGCTCGGCTGCGATGCGCCTGTCGATCTCACTGGCCAGCGCACGCTGGTGCGCACCGTCCAGGCGCCAGCCGTTAATGACCGCGCCGGCGACGACCGCGCCGGCCAGCACCAGGGCGAGCGCCATGGCGCCGGCGGCGAGCCGGTACTTCGTCAGAGTAATGTCGATCATGGGTAGGCCTTCCAGGTGAGCTGGAAATGCGGCCCGTCGACCAGCGTTTTCCAGTCGCCGCCCCACTCGATCGGCACGCCCAGCTCGGTGGCCGCCGCCTTCATGGCTTTGGCCAGCTTCGGGTAAAGCGGCCAGTCCCAGCGAACCTCGGCGCCGACCATGGCAGCCAAGTCGACCGCGCACGACAGGCCGCACTTGTTCGCCGTCGGCAGGTGGCGCGAGCGCGAGGTCTGCGAGGCGCCGGCGGCGACCAGTTGCTTTTGGCGCGCGGCGGTGCGCACGCCCTCTGTCACCATGAAGTCGACCTCGGTCAGCTCGATGGCGCGCTTGACGACCTTGACCAGGTCGGGGTGGACGCCGTCCAGGCGCGAGAGCGAGCGCGCGCTAAGGCGGAAATTATTGGTTGCCATCGGTCATATCCTTCGGTGCGGGGGTGGGTGGAAACTTGGCGTCAGCCCAGGCGCTGAATTTGGCCTCGGCCTTAAACAGCGCGCGGCTGCCCATGTGCGACGTGATGCCGACCAGGGCCGGCGCCAGGTCGGACGAGTAGCCCTGCCACTGGCAGAGCTTGAAGGTGATGATCCCTACCAGAGCCGAGGTGGCCAGCTCGCCGACGAACTCGGTGAAGTTCCACGCACGCACATGGCCGGCCTTCAGCTTCTGGTAGAACGAGACGAAGCCGCCGAGCAGCGACAGGCCGATCACCCAGCCCCAGGTGAGGATGCTGGCCCAGTCACTGGGATGGCCGGGAGGCTGCGGAGGTTTTTCGATCATTGGGTGCCTTTTCGGTGGGCGTTAAAAAGCCCGCGTTTGCGGGCTGGTTGGTGGAACTTGCGGCGGCCGTCGCGTTCGTACGATCGGCCCTTTCGGGTAGTCGGGCATATGGAGGTCGATCGGGCGGACGCGCTTCATCACGGCCGGGTCGAACAGGCGCAGGCCGCCGGCCAGCAGGATCGCGAACGTCAGATCGCTGCACCACCACTTGCTGTCGTCGGTCCAGTCTTCCGAGTAGGTCAGAGGGATGCCGACGGCGCCGGCGAAGTCATATTTTTTCCCGACCTGGGCCTCGGCGAAAGTGCGCGCGGCGTCGATGTCGGGCACCGCCACCTGCATGTCGCGGTAGACGACGATGCCCTCCATCAGCTGGCCGACCGTGCCGGCGCGGCAGCCATGCGTCATCGACGCCTCGTAGGCGCGCTCGCCGATGATCATGATCGAGTGGCTGAACTGACGCGAGCCAGCGGCGACGCCGACTGCCAGGCTGATCGGGTTATACGGCCAGCGGCTGGTGAGCCGGACCGTGACAATTCCAGGACGTGAATGCATCAGATCTCCTCGATCTCAAGGGTGGTTGAATAAGCGCCTGCAAACTGGTAGGCGATGTCGGAGTCCTTCGTGCGCCGGCCGTAGACCATAAAATCCCGCTCGAGCGCCAGATCGGGATGCTCGGGAAACACGCTCATCAGAATTGGATGGGCCCTGCTATTGCGCACCAAATCGAGGAACCGCGCGCGGTCCTCTTCTGGCATTGCGCGCAGGTCGACCGGCACCTTGCGGCTGAGCGTGCCCGGGTCGGCCAACTGGTCGCCCGCGGCGCTGCGCGAGACCTCTGTGCGGTCGATGACCGAGACCGACGTTCCCGACGCGTTGTACCGCGGCGACCAGACCGGGCCCGCCACCATGCACGCGGCCTCGATGTAGCCCTGCAGGTTGTCCGGATCAGCGATGTCGACCGCCAGGCCGGCGGCGTCCAACTGCTGCGGCAGCCACTGACGCGCATAGGCGCCGCCGCCATACGCATACGCGCTCGCAGCCTGGGCAGCGGTAAATCCTTCCAGCTCGACGGCCGGCGCCGGGCACGCCAGCACCCAGCCGCTGTCGTAGTCGTAGCTCTGCCAGTGGTCAATGTACCCATCAGGACGCACGCCGGGAGCAGAGGTATAGGCATCGGCAGCGCGGGTAGCGGCGGCAGTAGTCGTAACGATTGGCGAGGTAGGGTATTCGCCAGCCTCCAACTGCATGTGGTGGACAATAACCTTCTTCCCAACAGCATCCGTAGTGCCGGCAATTGGGTATGGGTAGACGGACACTGTCTCCACACCATCATGCACATATGCAACCCAAATGCGATACAACGCCCCGCCGTTAGGTCCGACCTTAGCCAACCTAATAGCCCCTCGCTTCGCGGAGCCGCTGGAAACCCCTGTAAGCAGGTCTAGATCAACAGATGCCACCATCGCGTTACCGTTCGTCGTCTTGTAAAAATACATGCGTGTGACGGTGGAAACCTGTGTTGAGGGGTGTTGCTCAACGATTGCGCTTACACAGTACGTTCCCGCCGCCCCAAGTTGGCTGCCTGCGGGCGGCGTTTGCGGACTTCCGCTATCGATCCGCTCATAGACATATGAGGCCTGCCCTGCGATCAGTGGAGTAGCAGCAGATGTGGCGTAATACGTTGGGGAGAAACCATAGCGGCTCGGATAAAGCTGGTTCGTCGCAGCAGCCTCCAGCAGCAGGCGCGGCGGCGCAAACGGGTTCATCGGGTCATGCTGCATTCGCGGCGTATTCGCTGGTGCAGTTTTGATGAGGCCGTCGCTGCCAATGTAGGTGCCGTTCGAAGCGCGGGAGGTGAAGGTGTCCAGCGATGGGTAATACGACGATGGATCGCCCTCACTCAGCATGGCTCCCCAGAACAGATGCCCCTCCCCGAGAGCATAGAGGGCTGCGCTTGAATACCCGCCCGTCGAATTTGATAGGCCAACGGTGAACACTTGCCCCCATGCTGCGGGGAAAGTTGCCGTCAAGCCGATCCGTACCCACCCGCCAACGTCTGCCAACACTACGCCCGTTACAGGCGCCACAAGCTGCGCGGCCACCGTGACTGTCTTGGTATCCAGATTGAACCCGATGCGGTGGTCGTTGTTCAGCTGGAAGAACACCCAGGGCGTGCTGGCGGCTTTCTTCACCCAGATGGAGGCGGTGTATTTGCCAGCGGCGCGCTGACCCCCTGCCTGATGCCTGTAGGCCGCAGTCGCCGCAGCCTTTGCCAACAGCGTGGCTGTAAAAGACCCATCTGGGGCTACCCCAGCGTTGTTGGCGGTAGCCCCGGCATTGGAATCCGTACCCCACGGGGTAATGCCGATTCGCTCGCTGTTAGTGAGCAAGTTCGTTACGGACTTCTCTTTCGACACACGCACACGCTGTTTCGCCGTTGGTGACCAGTTGCAGAACGGGAGCGCGACGCAGCCGATCCGCGCTGGCGCCGCCCAGGTCGCGCGGTACGAGCCGTTCGTGCCGGTGAATCTGTGCAGCGACGATTTCACGGCGGCTGCCAGGCTGGACACAGCGAGATTGCCGGCGGTGCTCGAGGCGGTGAGCGATGAGGATTGGCGCAGCGCGTTCTTGGTGACGATTCTCAGGTTGGGCATGCTATTCCGTGGTGGTGGTATTGATCTGCAGGGCCAGGGACCGCATGTCAGCCTGCATGTCGGCGACGATGGCGGCGACCTCGCCGGCCGTCGTCGCGTGGCGCGCGTCCTCTTTGTTCGCCAGGCGCAGTGCCCGGATCTCGTCGAGCAGCGCGTACCAGCGGTCGGCCGTGGCCAGGATGTCGTCGGCGGCCTGGCGCGCGGTCCAGGCCTGGCGCCACTTGGCCATCGCCCAGCTGGCCACGCCCGGCGGCACATAGGCGTCCTCGCCCTCGGGGTAACCGGCAGCGCGGTACTCGCGGGCGTGCTGCTCGGCGCGCACGTACTCGGATGTCTGGGTCATCCGACTGATGACGGCCAGGCGCAGGGCCTCGCCGGCGGCGTCGATGGCGTCGATGGCCTGCTCGCGGATCGCTGGCAGGTCGGCCTCGGTGGCGCCCTCCTGCCAGTACAGGCCGAGCTCGCGCTCCCAGTACAGCACTGCAGTAGGCGTCGGGCCGCGCCAGTCGATCGGGCCGTCGAGCATCACGGCGCTGCCTTCCACCTCAGGCACAAACAGCGAGCCATCGTCCTCACCCTCGCCAGGCAGGCACGCGCGCACGCAGCCGTCCGGCATCACATCGGCAAAATGATAGGTTGTCATACAGGAGTACCGTGGTTGACATTGATGACCTGCCCGATGGTGATCGAGCGCTGGTTGCCGTCGGTGACGACGCACAACGCCTCGTATTCCGCGGAGCCATTCGAACCCGAACCACTGAATGAGGCCGTTTGGCTGGTGGCGTTGGAAATTCGCATCGGGTTGACCGCGCCGGTCCTGCTGCGCTCAACCAAGATCCAGCGGAACGTTACAGGCTGCAGGCCGCCGGTGTATTCCGCCCTCAGAGAGCCATAACCCGTGCTGCCGACGGTATTGTTCGGGTAGCTGCCGCCCGCGCTGCCGGAGAACCAGGCACCGAATGATTCCTGCGTTGCCTGATACACGCGCAGCCCATCCGCTTTACTCCAGCGGATGTGTGCGCCGTTTGCATTGCCGATGAACAGAACAGGATTTCCGTTGGCATCAGCGCCGATATACACGCCCTCGCCGGCGTTGTACTGATTTGTACCCTGCCACAGGGCGCCACCAGGACCGAGCTGGACATTGCCCAGGAATGCCACAATTGCGGCGAGCTTTTCGACGTCGATGTGGTCAGCTTTGATACCGCCTTTGACAACGAGCGAAGCGTCGGCCATTCGAGTAATGGAAAAGCCTCCAATCTCGGCATGGCCTACACGAACACTACGCCGCGTGTAAATCTGCACATACGTCACCTTCACATCAGTAGGAATGGTGAGCGTCTTTACAATGGTTCGGCGTTCGCGTGGGCTATTCGAGGCGTATTGAATTGCATGCCCGTCAGAACCCCAATTAAGAACAGTGGGCTGTTCGAATGCGTAAAAGCCGTACCATGGGATATATATTTCAACGGACAGCTCGCCCTGAAACTCGGAGTTGAGCGAAACTTGGCACTCCACCAAGTAGGTTGCGCCAGGAATAACGGGCATTGCGGCGCTCCAAGACTCAGTCGGAATGCCGCCGTTGGCCGACAGATATACCGAGACATTATGCTTCCATCCAGTATTCAGGCCTGGCTGCAAAATATCCCAGTCGGCAGCGTTTAGTGGGCCGGTGAGTCCCCACCATGTAAGATCTTTGAACCGCGTGTCCCGGATCAAATTGTCGGCGTCGCCGCTGACAGAAATGTGGCTAGCGTTAACAGCATTGACCTCGATTTTTTCGGCCGTAACTGCGCGAGCCGCAAGCGCTGTCGTCAGGATTGAGTCCGGGGCGATCAGCTTGCCGTTGACGACTACCCCGTTTTCAATCCACGCCGATCCGGTCCACCGCTTCTCCATGACGTAGCTGCTGCTGCTGATCGTGACGACATCGTTCAGCACCGGAGTGCTGCCGGGGCAGGCTGCCGACGCCACCACGTCCGACCAGGTCGAGCCGGTCGCGTAGTAGTGTCCGGCACCGCGCGCACCGGCCGTGCCCACGCCGTCGGCGCCGCGGAAGCGAGACCACACATAGTCGCCCGGCGTCGTCGACTCGGTGGCCGTCGTTTTATTGACCGCTATGCCGATGTAGAGTGTGCTGTCGGTCGGGACGTCGTACGGGCTCGCGCCATTGGCGCTGTTGCTGTATTTGATCCAGGTGTACAGCTGCTGGCCGTCCGCGCCCTTCCCGCCAGGGACGCCTTGGTCGCCCTTCTCGCCCCTGATCAGCGACCAGGTGTAATCCGCTGGCGTGGTCGACTCGGTGGCCGTCGTCTTATTATGCGCCAGGCCGATATACAGCTTCCCGACTGGGTCATCGGACAGGCCTGCGCCGGCCGCTGTGTCGGCGTATTTGATCCAAGTGTAGGTGGTCGGGCCCGGGACACCCTGATCGCCGCGGAATTTTGACCAAACGTAATCGGTTTTCGTCGTGCTTTCGGTAGCGGTGCTCTTGTTTGTCGCGATGCCGATGTACAGCGTCGAGGCGGTCGGAACATCGTAGAGGCCAGTGCCGTCGGCATTGTCCGAATATTTGATCCAGGTGTAGAGCGTCGCGCCGTCAGCACCCTTGCCGCCTGGCTGCCCGTCGGCACCTTTGATAAGCGACCAGATGTAATCCGCTGGTGTGGTCGACTCCGTCGGCGTGGGCCTGTTGTACGCGAACCCAATGTACGTCTTCCCGGTCGGGTCGTCGGAAAGCCCGCTGCCGGCGGCGGTATCTGCGTACTTGATCCAGGTGTAGGTTGGCGCGCCTGCCACACCCTGCTCACCCTTGAAGCGCGACCAGACGTAATCGGTCTTCGTGGTACTTTCGGTGGCGGTCGTGCGATTGACTGCAATGCCGATGTACAAGGTGTTAGCGTTGGGAGTGTCGTACAGGCCGGTCCCATCCGCCTGGTCGGCGTACTTGATCCAGGTGTAATAGGTAATGCCGTCGGCGCCCTTCGCGCCCGGCAGGCCGTCACCACCTTTCATCAGCGCCCAGGTGTAGTCGCCTGGGGTGGTCGATTCGGTCGCGGTCAACTTATTGTGCGCTAGACCGATGTAGGCTTTGCCGGCCGGGTCATCCGAGAGTCCGGCACCCGCTGCTGTGTCCGCGTACTTGATCCATGTGTAGACGGGCTGTCCAGCCGCACCCGCGGCGCCATCGCGCAGCACCGGGATGACGCAAGAGCGCTCAAATTTATCGCCATTGCTCATCACGGTCGCGGTCACGATCGCGGTCTGGCCACCGTAGGTGACGTCGACCGTGCGGCCGGCTGCATTCGACAGCGTGGCGCCGACCGCGCTGAACGTGACGGCCTCATCCAGGCCGAACAGCTCGGCCGTGACGGTGACTACGCTCAGGTCAGCCTGGCCGGCTGCGGTAACGTGGAAACCGGGCGCACTGGTCGACAGGTTGATCCAGGCGTTCTTCGGATTGACGATCCGCACCGTGGCCGCCTGCAGGATGGCGTCGCGGTCGTTCAGCACTGCGCTCATACGAGAACCCCAACTTTGACGCGCCCGGTGTTCCAGTCGGGCGCCAATGAAATAACGATGCCGGAGACGCCGGCGGCCATGCCGAAGCGCGGGCTGTAGACGGTTACCGCCTGGCCCAGCTCAAGCTGCAAGAGCTCGGGCACGCCGTCGAACTCGTACGTGGTGCGCGGCACCTTCCACAGGTCCAGGCGGCGCTGCGCCTCGGCGTCGGCGTCGGCCCGGGTCAGCAGCATCGTGTCGATCTGCACCGGCTCGGCGTTCAGGCGGTAGGTGGCCAACGTCACCGCGTCGGTTTTGGTCGTGGTCAGCCATTCGTCGGCGAACAAGGCCTTGTGCACCTCAGGCAGGTTCGCCAGCGTGCCGGCGTCCTGCACCGTCCAGTTTTTGGCAAAGCCCACCTTCACGGCGCCGACCACGTCGGTGCGGCCGGTCGGTTGCAGCGTGCCGTCGACCATGTGTTCCGGACGGATGACGAACGGCGTGCCGGTACCAGGCAAAGCAAGTTTGACCAGTCGGAGCTTACCGAGCCTCGACATAACCAGCTGAGCGCCGAGGCTACCTAGGATCATCTGGCACGCCACGAGCACGTTCAGGCGCTCGGTCGAGTACAGCCCCATAGGCTGCGGGTGCGCTGCATCGAAGGCTGCAAAACTGGCCAGGTCAAGGTCGTCTTCCGTAAAGCGGTCCGACGCCTTGCCATAACTCGTCACCAAGCGCTTGACCAGCTGCGCCGCAGTGTCGACGTAGCCGCCGGCAGCATCGCCGCGCACTGAGGCGGTAACCACGCCCGCCGGTGCATCTTCCAACTGGAAGGTGCCGGTTGCGAGGTCAGCTGTGAATGCCACCGGCGCGCCGTTGTCGCGCACCTCGATGATCTGATCGATCCGTCCGGCGTGAACTTGGTATTTGAGGATCGCAGCATTTACCAGCAGGGGTGTCACATTGAACTGCTGGCCAAGCGCGGTCGGCAGTAACGAATCCCGCTGCTCCGTGCCGCCACCCAGCTTAGCCTCGGTGATCGGGGTGTTCAAGCGTTGCAACTTGTCGCGCAGCTTGAGCGCGAGGCCTTGGCGCCCACGCGGCGCAAGGTCGGCTGCTACACCATCGAAGATCATTCGATAGTCCGAGCGAGGCCAGCGCAAGTCGCCGATGAAGGCCCGATCGGCTCGGTTCTTCCACACGTAGCCGGCGCTGGCCCAGACATCGCGCACGCCGGCCGTGTTGTCGATCTCCAGGTCGCCAGTCGAGAGTGCGCCGTCGCCCTCGAGCGACAGGCGCTCGGTGAACAGCGTGCCAACGGTGGCGATCGGGAGGTATTGCGTGTTGGCCGGACTGTCGGCAGGCGACGTGGTGTAGGACCTGGTCGCCATGTAGACCATGGTTTCCACGCCATTCACTCGCGCCGCCGCCTCGATCAGGACGCAACGATACGCGGCCGAGCTTTGCAGCCAGGCCAGGAATTGAGCATCGGTCATTCAGGCTTTACCCTTACTTCAGTTGTAGCGGCGGCTCTCACCGCCCCCGAGACTTTGTCAGCCGTCTGCTCGCCGGCGCCGCGCGTCGCCGCAATGAGGGCGCCCGTTTGCCCGTTCTGGTCTGCACGCAGCCCTGCCACCTCCGTGCGCAACGCCTTCACTTCGGCCACCAGCGCCTCGGTGTTTGACGTCCCGTACGAGCTGTACGGAACCGCCACCGGTGGCGGCGCCACGACTGCGGTCAACGGGGCGGTGTTCTTGCCCATGACCGTATTCAGCTGCAGGATGGCATCTCGCACCGACATGACTTCCTGCTTGACCTCGATGAGCCCGGAGACCTGCTTCTCGAGTGCGGTGAGCTGCGCCTGACCGACATCGACCTGAGCCTCTGCCCAGCGCGCGGCCTCTTCAGTCGCGGCCTGAGCATAGGCAAAGTCTTGCTGGTACTGGCTGCTGCTGGCGAAGACCGTGCGTGACGCTTCCAGGAACGACGTGAACGCAGATTGGTAGTTCGACTGCGCCGTTTCGTCGCCGCCACGGGCCGCCGACAATACTGCCTCGTACTGCGCTTTCGCTTCCGCATACTTCTGCTGCGGCGAGAGTGGCGACAGGTTGCCCAGGACCGCGCTGTTGCGCAGACTGCGCAAACTTGACGCGAACGAGCCCATGCGGTCGATAGTTGCACCGATTGCATCGACCTCAGCGTTGTAAGCGTCGGCCAGCGCCGTTTTAGCGTCCGCGAGGGAAATCGTCGTATCAACGATCTCTGGATACACCTTGGCGAATGCTTCCTGCAGATCCATCAGCGCCACATACTGCTGACGCTGGGCTTCACTGGTCAGGTCCAGACCGAGTACGTACTGCTTGAACGACTCGCGTGAACGCAGGCCTGCTAGACCCATCGCCGAAAGCTGGTCCGTGACGTACTTCTGCACTGGCGCCAGACGCTCGGCTTCGGTCAAGAAGTTCTCGGCGAAGCCGGCCGTCTTGCTTGCCAGCTCATCGATTCCACCCGCCAGATCGATCAGACTCTCGCGCGCTTTGATGCTGGACAAGCCAGTCGCGCCGAACGTCTTGCCGACGCTGGCCAGGACCGAATCCAGGTTCGCGTAGTTCGACGCTACCCGCACCAGAGTCTCGAGCGCGCCCTCGCCGACCTTCTGCAGCTGCGTCAGCCCGTCGACCGACCAGCGCGCCATGTCGTCACCGACCTTCGAGAATGCAGCCTCCAACTGCTTCTGGATCTCGTCGCCTTTCAGGTCTTTCGTGCTGATCTTGCCGATGTCGACCACAAAAGCGTTAAGGCGACTGGAGAAGGCGTCGCCCCCAAGGCCAAGGAGCTTGCCAGCCTCACCCACGGCTCTAGCCATGTCCCGGATGATCTGAGTGAACTGCTGGTTCGCTTCCGCGCCGAGGTCGGTTGGGTCAGTCCAGTATTTATCGCTCCGAAACAGACCGCCATCCTTTTTCATGTCAGCATAGCTTTGCGCGTTCAGACCGCCAGCCAATGCCCCGGCCAGGGTGGTCTTGTTGGTCATTACGCCAACGTCGCGCGCTGTTGTCTTGCCGCCGAAAATCGCATTGTTGATGCTGCTGGTAATCTTGCCGACCCAGCCGCCGGTTAGCAGATCGAGGCTGCGTGTCAGCGGGTCGAGCATCAGCACGTTTGCCACACTAGCCCCAGCCCCACCATACTTGCCTGCTGGCGCGTTGCCGGTCACGCCGTTTTGCGCCAGGATGCCGCCGAGACCACTCAGCGAACTCTCGATCGCGCGCAGCGAGCGCAGCATGCCTGCCGTGTAGTTGAGCTCAATGTTCGAATTTGCCGCCGAAAGCTCAATCGCCTTTGCAATCGACTCAGATTTCGCAGCGGCATCGCCCAAAACCGAGCCAGTACCGGTGGCCTTTTGACGGTCGATGGCGGTAGTGTCCTTTCCGCCCCCGAAGCCGCCCACAGCAAACCCCAAGGCAGCCATGGCGGCCGCCATAACCGCCATGCGCGCGAATGCCGTGTACTGATCGCCACCCGCCTGATTCGCCACACCGGCGACCGCCGAAGCTTGGCCTTTCGCCATTGTGGCGCCGATCTCGGCTTTCGCCGCAACAGTGGTAGCTGCAGCTTCCGTCGCCTTGCTCGACACGAACATGGAGGTGAAGGCAGTCAGAATCCCGCTTTTCTCAAGCATCGTCTTGATCGACAATGCAACCTCGAAAGCGCGGAACGTCTTTTCGGCTGCCTCCATGGCCTTGTAGCCGCGCGAGTTCTCGTCGAAGAAGTCCTTGCCGGCCGCTGCCATGTCGCCATACGACTGGATCTGCGCCTGGGCGCTTTGGCGTGCGGCCTGAGCGGTGGCCACAGCTACTTTCTCCCGATCACCCGCTGCTGCCTTGGTCGCCGCGGCGAGCTGGGCAGCGATAGCAGCTTGACTCTTACCCAAGCCGCTCAGTGCGGTGGTGAGACCACCGATTGCCTTCCCGACCCGACCGAACGAGTCCGCCATGCCCTGGGCTGCCGAGCGCGCGGACTCATCGATTGCTGACATGATGTCCAGCAGCTCCTTCGCCTGCGTTACATCGACGTTGGCCTCAAGCCCTTCTTTCTTTCGAGTCAGTTCGCCCAGCTTGGTCAGCTTCGCGATTTGCTCGTCGAGGGCAATCAGTTCCGCATAGGTGGCTGGACCCGCATCCAGCTTCGCCTGGAGCTTGGCCTTCTCCATGTCGACCGCAGCCGCCGCACTGAGACCGTAAGTCTCGATCTCACGCTCCATCTGCTTGATGCGGTCATCGATGGCGGCAGTGCCGGCACGCAGGCTGGCGTAGTGGTCAGCATCGTTCTTTGCCTCCGCCTCGGCCCACTTCGCGGAGCGCTGCTGCGCTTCGATGGCTTGTTCCTGCGCCGCGACTTTGCCGATGAGGGCGCGCGCTTCGTTGATGTGCCCCTCGCTCAGCTTGTTCTTGCCGGTGCCGATCGCGGCATCCAATTTGATCGTCATCTGCTGAGATTCAGAAAGCTTGCCATACCCGTTGATTTCCAAGTCATTCGCAGCGATCTTCTCGTGAATCGAAGTGATCAGGTTCTGGTATGCGGTTTTCTCTTGGTTGGCGCTCTTGTCGGCGTATTTTGCTTTTACCCACCTCTCCATTTCTGGGGTAATGCGACCATACTCCTGCCGGAGTTTCTCGAGTTCATACGCTTCCTTCTGAGCCGCAGTCCCATTCTGACCCAGCCATTCCGCATACCTCTTGTTGAAGGCGATTTCCTTCCCACGAGCGACTTCCGCCTCTCGATCAGTAATTTTCGCGAGAGCTAGTTCGTAGTCATGCAGCAGATCGATCTCGTCAAGCCCTAGCAAAGTCTTCTCACGGCCTGGCGCGCTCACAGACTGCAGCCTGCGATTTTCGTCCAACGCTGCCTTTGCCCGAGCAAGACCAGCAGCGTCTGCATCATTGAGTTCACCTAGATTTTTGATCTTCGGCTCGGTAGCCGCGAGATTATTCCGCTCCCGCAGTTTTTCGATTTGTTTGTCGAGCCTTTCAATCATCTCCTTGGTGGTCTCTTCGGTCGATTTAGCCACCTTGTCATTCGCCTCCTCGGCCTTGTTCCCCCAGGTCATCCAGGCCATGCCGCCAATGGTGAGCAGGGTAATCACGGCACCGATAGGCCCGCCCAACAACGCCAAACCGCCTCGTACAACGTTGCCTGCGAGCGAAGCTGCGCCCATTGCAGCAGTGAGCCCCGCAGTCGCCAGACGCAGGCGTAACGTAGCCGCAGCTGCGCCGCCAGTGGCGACAACCTCTGCCTCGCGAGCAGCTGCAATTCTTGCGGCGCCGGCTGCAGCAGCATTTGCTGCGGCGTTTTCGTTCGCGATACGCACGGCCGCCAGCTCGGCCGACGAAGCGGCCATGCCCTTCTCGATAGCGGCAAGCTGCGTTGCAAGTTTCGCCATCTCCGCCACACGCGCAGCGCGGCCGATATCGTTGATTTGCGCAGCGTGGCGCGTCTTTTCCACGGCAATTTCTGCCCGGACAATTCTTGCAGTTTCTGCAAATTGGGTCTGGCGCGCAACGATCGCGGCCTCGGCTGCAGCAGCTGCGGACGCCATACGCTGTTTGTCGGCTGCTACTTCGGCGCGTGCGGCGGCCACTCCTTCGCGCGCGCGGGACTGAGCGATTAATGCAGATTGGCGCTCAGCTTCCGCACGGCGCAGCTCGACCGCGGCCGACTCGACGGCCGATGCGGTCATTTGTTTGTTCGCCATAATCCGGGCATGCGCCCCAGCTACCCACTCCGCGGCCCAAGTTCCGGCCTTGATGACGGTTAGACCCGTCATAATCGTCAGCAGGCCTGACAAGTTGTCTGCCAGGAGTTCGATACCCTGCGTCATGGCTGCAACGGAGCCATTGTCCTTGGCGCGCACGGCGGTGACTTCCATGATGCGATCCTTGAGCACCTGGAAGGCGCCACTGATCGTCTGGACTTCCTTCGCCTCTTCGCGCAGCTTCTGAAGCGAGCGCGGCAGGGCGTCGGACAACACATCGGAGGTGAGCTTGCCCTCCTCCGCCATTTTCTTGAGTGCGCCTACTGGAACACCAATACCGTCGGCCAATGCCTGCATGACGCGCGGGCCCGCCTCGTTGACAGCGTTGAATTCTTCGCCACGCAGCACGCCAGATGCGAACGCCTGCGACAGCTGGAGCATGGCCGACGAAGCTTCTTGGGCCGTGGCGCCGCTGACTTTCAGGCCCAGACCCACCACTTCGGTGATTTCCGCGACTTGCTTTTGCGTATTGCCCAGCTCGCGCGTCCCGTTCGCGATCTTCGCGTAGAGAACGCCCATATCTGCGATGCTGGTCTGCGCAGCAGTGGAGATGGCCTTGACGCTGGCCAGCGCCTGGCTGTACTCGCGGGTCGACAGAGTCGCAAGGCGCAACTGTGCCGTAAATTTGGTGTATTGGTCGGTCATCTGGATGACCTGCGCCATGCCCATCCCCAGGCCAATCCCGGCCAGGGCGGACTTTGCAGCGTCTGCCGCGCGCGCCATGCCGTTGGTGGCCGAGGTGACCGTTTGGCGGGCCGCATCCATATCGCGCTGCAAGCGCGCGATGTCGGCCCGCAAGCGGATTTCCATTTCACTGATGACCATGCTTCGCCTTACTCAAGTGGCCGCCAAAGCGCGCCAAAAAGAAAGGCCAGCGCGAAGGCTGGCCCTATTGCGCATCCCTCGCCGAGGAAAGCGCTATCCGATCAAACACGTGAAGGATCTCTAACTCCCATTCAGTGAACTGCACCCTATACAGCGACTGATACGCCTGGATGCCGCCCAACGTGATTGGCCCGAGCCCCTCCATGACCGGCTGCCGGTCAAGCCGCTTAAATGCCTCCCACAGCGGGAGACCCAGCTTCGGCCACTGGATATTCAGGCGCGGATCGACCTCGCCTGTGTTTTTTGCTACACGCTGCAGGTGTGCCCGCAGCGTGGCGCCATCGCCCTGCCGTGCGAGCAGTTCATACTCAGCGCGGCAGCACTCCGCTAGACGCTCGCGGAGTCCTTGATAAAAAGCTCGCTCTTGCGGATGCCGGCAAGGACCTGGGCGCGCAGCCACTGTTTTTTCGGATCGGTGTACAGGGCACGAGCGGCGGCCGGCGAGAATTCAATCGGCACGCCGCCGCGGGTCAGGTTCCAGCCCAGGGTCGAGGCGACCAAGTAATCGGTTTCGTCCTCGATATCGTCGAGCGGGTCGGTGGCCGACAGCTTGCCGTTGTTGGCGAACTCGGCACGCAGGCGGCGGGTGCGCGCCAGGTCGATCTTCTTGCGCGACTCGTGCTCGGGGCTGGCCAGTTCGATGACCGAGCTGGTCGGCGAGCCGGTGCGCGGATCGGTCAGGGTCAGTTTGCCGACCGGGATATCTTCGTAGGCGTCGATGTCCAGGGCGTCGACCAGTTTGTGCAGCAGGTTGCTTGGTTGTGCGTTGTTCATGGTGTTTCCTTCGCGAGAGGTGGGTCAAAAATGTTGCCCGCGCTGGCCGCCGCGCCCGCGAAGGCGACAGCGACCAGCCGGTGCTGGGTAAGGCCGCGGTTAGGCGACCGAGTCTTGGATGGCGATCGTGGTGAGATCGGTGGCGACTGTCGCGCCGCCGGCGGTATTCAGCAGCGCCTGGTACGGGATGGTTTGGATCAAGATCTTCTCGCCGTCGTCCTTATCGGCGCCATTGATCTTCAGGCGGCCCATGCTGAAGGCGATAAAGTCCGAGTTCGCCGAGTTGTCGGCGGTGAAGGCCATATAGGCCGACACCTCGGTTTCGTTGTAGAACGCATCACGCAGCGCGGTCGAATCGAACTTCGCCGTGATCTGGCCAGTCACGATGACGCGGCCGGTGGCCACCTGCTCGGCGACGTTCGAACCGATGCCAGGCTCGCTCGACTGCGCAGCCGAGATCTCGATGCTCGCGCTCGTGATCGTGCCGCCGGTGGCAGTGCCGACCTTGACGACGCCGTTCACCGCGGCCATCGTGCCGGTGACGGTCACGGGTGTCGGATTGGTGAAGTACTGGGCCGAGCCGGGGGTGGCGTCGCGGCCAGTGAATTCGACGGCAACGGTCGCCATGCCGGTGGCCGGCAGCGTGAACGTGATCTTCGAAACCTTGCAGCCGGTGAACAGCTCGCTGGCGGGAACGTCTGGGTGCCAGTGCTCGATCGCGAACGACTTGTCGGTGTGACCGGCCTGCGGGATCATGGTCTTCTTGCCGATGACGGTGACGGCAGCGCTGGCGATCGGGCCTTCGGCGGTCAGGGCTGAGCCGTTCAGGACGACACCCGTCAGGACCGTGGCCGTCAGGCCGGTCACCTGAATGTTCTTGTTCAGGTTGGCGGCATTGAAGGCGCCGGCGGTCAGGCGCACGACATCACCGATCTTCACGCCATCGGTCAGGAACGAACCTGCAGCGCGGGTGATCGTCCAAGCACCGGCGGTGCCGCCGACGGTGATCGATGCGCCGGTGACGGTGACGCCAGCGACGAAGTCTTTTTTCAGCGCTGCGGCGATGAAATCGGCGTAGGTCTTGGCCGACAGCTCGCCGCTGATCGAGCCTCCGACCTTGCGCAGGCCGTGGCGGAAGTCCGCAACCTGGAAGTCAGGACGAATCTCGCCCGATTGGTAGGTGTCCTTGGCCAGGCTCAGCGAGGAGCTGACGCGACGCATCGACTGTGCCGCTGCCGCCGCCGGCGCTACGCCGTAGTTGGCGCCTTCCGACTTGTAGGCGACCTGTTTATAAACTCCGCTTGCGACTCCCATGTTTCTCCTTTGGGCATAAAAAAGCCCGCAAGCGGAAAGCATTGCGGGCGGGTTTGAAGTGGATACTGCTAATTCTGTTCGTGGTACGTGACCATGAAGTCGACGCTGCCGAAGTGGATGCCGGCCTGGTCCTGATAGTCCGGGCCGACGGTATCGCGCATGACGCTAGCCACGTCGACGCCGGCGATCAGGCCTCGCTCGAAATTACAGGCGCGGCGCACGATGTCGGCCAGGCTTTTCACCCCGGGGTAGTCCTTCGCGATGATTGTTACCTGCACGCGGCTACGCACCAGACTGAACTCGGCCGCCGCATCCAGCGCGCCGACTGGCACTGTGCTGATATGGGTGATCGACAGCGCCGGCAGTGCGGACTCGGCCGGCACCACGCCGGCGACGATTCGGTCAGCAGGGACGACGTCGGTTGCCGCCCGGTCGGCGACTAGCAGCGCCCGGATGACCTTGACACTCATGCGTCCTCCGGTGCGCGCACGTTGATGTTTTCTTTCGTCAGCCGCTCGCGGATCTTGGCGCCGACCGCAGCGGCGGCTGCCGGCGGTCGACTGTCTGCGGCGGGCCTCATGAACGGCTGTGCTTTCGCGCCCGGGTGATTCACCTCGCGAACCACCCTTCCATTAAACAACAGCGCATGCTGTTTCTTGGGTGTGATCTTGTGCGGCTTGGTACCGAACTCGACCAAGTGGGCGTGGGGGGCGCGCTTGCCGCCAACCCTGAGCCGTGCATACACGGTTCCGCGTCGAGCGCTTGTGGTTACGCGGATGCTCGCTTTCAAGTCGCCCTCATCCACTGGAACGCCCTGCTTCGCACCTTCCTTGAACTCGTTCGCGCCAGCGCGCAGCGCAGCCCGCAGGATATTGCGTTCCACCTTGACCGGCAGTTGCTGCAGGAATGCATCGAGCTCGCGCCCGCCCGCGATTGTTTCATCCGCCATGCGAATAACCCTCCAGCATGAATTCGTTATGCATGCGGTCATCGAGCAGCGCCGGGCCAGCTACGATTTGCATCACGCGGTTGCCAAACCGGCCATGCAGCGTCACTCGCATGTCAGGCGCAACGACGTGACCTTTTAATATCCGCAGCCTGGTCGACTGCGTCGCCGTAGCGATGTTGTTGGCCGTTTTCTCTGCGCGGCTCGGCAGTACGTCCTGAGCATTCGCCCAGATCGGACCAGCGACGACTTCCCAGCTCTCGACCTCAGTGCCGTACTCGGGGTCGCGAACTTTCACCTTCTGCTCGATCGTGACCCTGTCGTCACGCCTGATTTGCATCACCATCAATAAACCCTTTCCGCATCGAGTAGGCGCGGGGTGCCGGCTACCATTGAGGCTGACAGCAGCCCATACTGCTCGGCGACGCGGCGCAGGATGAAGCCCTTGACGCAATCCGGCACGCTGGTGTGATCCGGGCCATAACCGGCCACGTACTGCACCTCGACCGCATTGATGCGCGCAGCGGTGGCCGGCCAGGCTTTGCCCGGCGCCGGCACGATATAGGCTGGCTCGCTTTCGGCATCAACTTGGTAGTCTTGCGGGTCGAGCGTCTGCTGTTGGCCGGCTTGGTCGATGAACTTCACGTGCACGACCGAGATCAACCGCGGGCGTGGCAGCTTGATTGCTCCGTCAAAGCGGTCAAGCGTAAGGCGCAGGGTCTGCTCGATGAACGCGCGCTGCGTTTCGAATTCTGCCTCGGCCGTCGCAGTCTTCACCGCCTGCTCGACCTCGTCGTCTAGGCTGGCGCCGTCGGCGCGCGCGGCCGTGATGGCAGCTTCGAGCGAAACCGCAAGCTGCGCCGGCGGGGTGATCACTTTCGGGGTCATCGGTAATTTTCCTGTGTTGCTGTTGGGCGGGCGCCGCCGGTCTGGCCAGGCCGCGCCTGGTGGCCGCCCTGCTGGGGGCGCGCCTGATATTCACTGCGCCGCGGCGCGTAGCCCGCGCCGACCGGCGCGCGGGCGTACTGGAGGCCCACAGTCAGATCGCCAGCGCCTGATGCTGACGCGCGCGCCAGGCCGCCCAGCAGGATCGACGTCAGCAGCGACGCTGCGCTGGTCGCGCGCGAAACGCCGGCGCCGGCCAAGTAAATGGCTGACGCCAGGTTGCCGGCGGCAGTGGCGCGCGTCACCGCCGATCCAGACAGCGCCGCGCTCTCGCCAGCCAGTACTCCTGAGGCTGAGACGAAGCACGATGCCGCGCCCGAAAGCGAGACCGCCGTGGATAAAGCCCCGGTCGCCCAAACTACCGTGAGGGCGGCGCCGAGCAGCTTCGGGCCATCGCTGGCCAGCACTGCGGAAGCAGCCATGTGCACGGAGACCGACCCGACCAATTCGATGGTGGTCGAGAGTGCGCCGCGCGCGCTGGCACTCGCTACTGCGGCGCCGGCCAAGGAAACGGCCTCGGCCGACAGCTCGGCAGCAGCCGTGACACGCGAGGCCGCAGCGCCTGCCAATGCAATCTCGCTGGTCAGGTCGGCGACTGCCGCCGTTCGAGCCGATGCCTCGCCGGCCAACCGGATCGCGGCCGACAGCGCGGCGCCCACCGTGGCCCGCGCAACTGCGGCGCCAGCCAGCGGAACAGCACTGGTCAGGGCCCCGGTCGCGCTGGCCGCCACAATGACGGATCCGGACAGCGCAGCGGCAACGCTGGCCAGGTTGCCGCTCACAGCAGCCCGAAACGGCACAGCGCCAGACAGCCGAATTGCCGTCGACAGGTCGGCGCCAGCTGTGGCGCGAACCGCTACCGCCCCAGCCAGCGCTGCCGGCGCCGCAGCACTCGCGACATCGACATATCCGTAGCCGGGGATGAAGTACTGACCGGCCGACGCCGGTTCGTCGAGGTAGCCGTAGCCGGGGATGAGGCGCTGGGCCATCACGCCACCCGCTTCGGGTCCACGTACATGACGGTATTAGGCCGCGCCAGCGTAAGCTTCCATTGGGCCAGGCCGACCACCTGAGGCGTGAACGTCAGAGAAACGCGTTGGGGTCGCGGCGCCGCCATGCCCGACGTCGACCAAGATGCGCCACTGGCTGGTAGCGACTTGGATGCCGCGAGCGGTGCCACGCGCGAGCGGTAAAACGTGCTTTTCGGCGCGCCGCACTCCTGCAACTCGAGCCACACGTCAGCATCAGTCAGCGTCACGCCATCCGTGAGCACGTCGATCGCGACCGTCACCGGCGCGCCAGCTGCCGGGACGGCGAATGCCTGCTCTTCCGATTCCAGGCCAATCAGGCCCGGCGTCGGGTTTGCGTTCGTCTCGATGCGCCACGAGTAGGACGCACCGTCGCTGGCGCCGTCCTGTTTGACCACCCCGGTGTCGGAACGAATCGTCCCGTTGAATGCGGCCACTGCCATGCGGATACGGGTCGAGCCCGAATCGCAGTTGTGCATGGTGGCGCGAAACCCGGGGTCGATGACGCCCTGCACCAGCTGGCCGACCCAGCCCGGCGGGAGCAGGCAGTTGCGCATCATGGCGCGCCCACTCGACTGCGGACCGCTGAAAAAGTCGGTTGCGGCACCAAGCTCGGTGAAGTCGACACCCTCGATCAGCACCGGCGCCCCGCGTCCCTGCGCACCAATGCGCATCAAGAAGCTTGGCGAAGCGCCGCTCGGGCCGGCCAAATACTTACCACCGCGCCAGGTGAACTCCTGCTGGACGCCGAACTGCTGATTCGGCGAGTTCATGCGAACGGCCACGTTGTTCCACATCATGCGGGCTCGAGCCGAATTAGTAGAACCGGCGTTACCCACCCCGATGACCGAAACGGACGTCCCGCCTGCGTCTATGGATAGCTCGCAATCGTTATAGACCTGCACTGCGTCCACAGATGCCGAGTTCGCCAGGTTCATGTTGGGGCTGCTGGTGCCTGTGCCCGCATTGATCTTCACGCCGTACCAGACCACGCTGCCCTGCACGGATACCGAACCGCCCACGGTGATTCGCATGTTGGCTGTGAATGCCTGTACGGTTGGCGGGTTCGGGCCGGCCACCGCGCAGATCACCCGGTTCGGGGTGGCCGGGGTGCCGGGGAAAACCCACGTGCGATTCGGGCTACCGCCTTCCGTGTGATCCTCCGCGAGATACAGGGTGTCGCCCGGGACCATCAGTGGAATTGCGCCGGCGATAGTGTAGCGCGCGGTGGCCCAACTCAGGGCATCGTTGCTGTCGTTGCCGGTGGTGGACCTTACATAAAAGTCGGTCACATGCGCTCCCATATCGACTCAGCACGATCGAACGTGAGCACGCCGATGTGTGCCAGGTACAACAACCCTTGGCGCGCTAGTGATTTGTAGACGCCACCCGAGTCCTTCATCATCTCGATGAAGTCCAGCACGTAGTCATCGGTCTCGGCGGCGCCCCGGATTGCCACTCGCTCAATCGAAGTGAAGAGGTTCAGGAAATCGTATTTCTTCCACGGTACCTCGGTACCGACCACGGCCAGCCGAGCAACCTCGCGCGCCAGCAGCTCTGCGTCGATCAGCTTGGCGCGCTCCTCCATCACCAGTTGAGGGAGTAGTACACCGTCCCACAAGTATTCGTAGGGGAAAACCCGGCCGTCATCGGAGGTGTGCACTTCCTTGACGTAGCAGCGACCATCGGCCTGCGGTTCGCCGACTGTATAGGTGGAGGTAATTTGCATGACAGCCTGCTGCTGCGTTATTAGTTGTCGGCCTGGACAGTCAGCGCGCCAGGCGCGAACGATGGCGCCGGGTCGCCGTTGTTAATGGTCTTGGGCGCAGCCAGCGGCGCGTAGAACAGCTCGATACCGCCGGTGGGCGAATCGTGGATGCCGAATCCGACCACCTGGCCCCAGGCTGCGCTCGGCGTAGGGAACGTGATGGCGTTGTTATTTGAGGTCGTGCCGCTCGTGCCCGAGGACGCCGCGGTGCTGCCAGCGCCCTGGGTTCCTGCCCAGTTGGCCAGCGACGAAACCACCTCGACACGCGCGTAGCCGCCACCGGAAACCTCGGCACCCTGGGCCGCATCGCTGTCAGCTGCTGTCTTCAGGCTGATGTACAGCTTCGCCGGGCCGGAACCGGCGCCAGCGGTCGCCCCGGCCAGGCCCAGCGCCTGCGCGCGGAACAGCCAGTCGATATATTTGTTTTCGAAATTGTCAGTCTGGGCGGACATCCTGGCCTCGTGTTGGGGTTGCGCTCAGCCTCTCGCAAAGGAATGCAAGCAGCTGCTCGTCTGATTTATTCGTTACATCTTCAGGGAAGACAGGGATCGTGCCGCGCGGCCCGCGCACGGCAACGTAGATGATTCCCGGCTCCGCCGCCTGGGCGCGCAGCTTGGCGAGCCAGGCGATAGTGGCCGGCTTCATCGCTTACTTGGCGATCTTCGGCTTGGCTTCGGGCTCGTAAGCCTTGGCCACTTTGCCGTCGATCAGTTTTTGGGCCTGCTCAGCTTCGAAGCCTGCGACGTCGCCCGGGGCGTAGATGTTCCACGGCTTGATGAATTCGACCGATTTCATTGGTGCTCCAAATGGTGGGAGGTGGCGCCGACCTCAGGGTAGAGGCCGGCGGTCAGGCGCTGTTACGCGCCCCAGGTGACGCCGGTTAGAATCGCGATCGATTCCTGGTGACGTGGGCCGAAGTCGTGCTTCGCGATCACGCGGACCAGGGTCTGGTCGCGCTGGAACGCGCTGACGACGTTGCCGCCCTCATCCTTGTAGGTGGCCTCCTTCGAGTAGTCGATCAGCAGCGTTTCGTCTTCGCCGATGAAGCAGTCGTTGAAGTCGACGAAGTAGATCTCCGACGCGTTCGAGCCGGCGCCCAGGTTGTTCGGGACCTGGGTGGTCTTGCCGATCGGGTAGCCTTTCAGGTTCCCATCCTTCATTTCCGGATAGACCTTGTTGCCATTGCCGTCGCGCAGACCTTCCAGGAAGCGGAAGGTGCGTGGCGACATGATCCAGCCCGGCGCGCCCATGTTGGCGTTGACAGCTTCCAGGCACAGGATCAGCTTGTTCAGGTCGGTCTCGACCTTCTGCAGCGTGCCGCCATCCGAGGCAACGATCTTGAAGCCGGCCAGCGCCCAGGCCAGCAGGCCCTTCGGGGTATCGAGGGTGCCGTCGTCGCGGATGAATGCCTTGTCTTCGCGCGAGCTCATCGCGCCGGTCAGGTCGTCCACCACGAGCTTGTCGACATTCGGGCTGGTGCCGGAGTAGGCCAGCAGGTCGTTCGAGATCGGGACCAGGCCGGTCAGCTTCTTGGCCGACAGCTTCAGGTTGTCGAAGGTCTGGCCGGTCGTCGGGATATCGGTATCGCTGCCGATGTAGCCGACCACGGCGCCGCCTTTCAGGCGCGGCAGCGTGATGTTGCCGTTGGTGAGCGGCAGGGAGCGCGCGCCCAAGCGGCGCACGACCGACTGCGGACGCCACAGCTCGATCACTTCGCGGGCCATGTTGGCCGGGACCAGCACACCGCCGGCACCGGGGGTCAGGGTGTTTAGTGCCATTGCCACGTCTTCGCCGAACTGGTTATCCATGGCGAACTTGGCTGCGACTTGCTGGTTGCCGCCAGCGACGACGAGTGCGCGCACCATGCGGGACATGCCGGAGCCCGGCAGTTCCGGAGTGCGCGGACGTGCTGGCAGGCTGGCCGAAGCGCCGGCCGCCGGCGGCGCGGCCGGCTGGTGTGCGGCGTTCAGCGCGCGGTCGACCGGCACGGCCGCTGCCGCGGCGATGGTTTCAGCCGCTTCCATGCGGGCGATCTGTGCGGTCAGCTCGCCGAAGCGCGCCTGCAGATCGGTGAATTGTTGCACCTGCTCGGCGCTCAGTGCGGTACCGCTGGCTTCGATCTGGGCCAGAGCTTGCACGCTGGCGTTGACCTTGGCGCGTTCGCTGCGGAGTTCGTTAATGGTTGGCATATTGCCCTTCCTAGAAATGAAAAAACCGCCTCAAGGGCGGTCGGTTGCTTGTCCCGCGAACGCGGTCAAATTTGGTTCTGGATCGCCATCGCTTTCGCGCGGGCGCCGATGGAAGTCTTGGTGTTGCGCGCAACGCGCGCCTGGCGCGCCTCCGCGGCAATCCGGTCGATTGCGGCTTGCGGGGTTTCGATGCGGTCAGCAAAACCGACGTCCATACCCTGCTGCCCCATGAAGACGCCGGCCTCGGTGCCACGCACAGCATCCACGCCGATGCCGCGGTACTTGGCAACGGCATCGACGAACTGGCCGTAGTAGCCCTGCACCATGTCGTTCAGGAACTTCAGCGACTGGTCCGACAGCGGCTCGTGCGGGCTAAGGTCGTTCTTGTGCGCGCCGGCGTAGACCGTGGTCACCTTGACGCCCATCTGCTCGTTGCGAGCCGAGACGTCGAGGTGCTTGGCGATCACGCCGACCGAGCCGACGCCCGACGTGCGCGACATCGAAACGTTGCCGATCGCTGACGCCAGGAGGTAGCCGGCCGAATAGGCGCTAAAGTGCGTGATCGCGCTCATGGGCTTGGCGCCGCGAGCATCGAACAGGAAATCAGCCAGCTCGAAAGCACCAACGGTGCTGCCGCCGGGGCTGTCGATATCGAAGGCGATCTGCTCGACAGCCGGGTCGGCAAGCGCAGCATTTACCTGCGCACGCACCTGCTCGTAGCTGGTCATCGTCTCGCAGGGATTCATCTGCATGCTGCGGCTGACCAGAACGCCGTGCACCGGAATGATGGCGACGCCCGTGTCAGCGATGGTTTGGCGCCGTGCCGATTCGGCGCGCATCGCGGCCGTCTCGTAGGGCTCGTCGTCTTCCATCATCTGCGGCTGCGAGCCGTTGACGCTCAGGTTGACGATGTTCAGGCTCATCTGCTGGTTTGCCCAGGCCGCAGCCTGGTCGAGCATCGACTCGGTGACCATCAACGGCTGGTTGAAGATCATGCTGGCGATGCGGAAGCGGTTTTTCATGCAAGGATTCCTTCGATTTCTTTGACCTGCTCGGGCTTCGCCTTCGTGTCCGGCGGCGGCAAGACTTGAGCCGGCGCGCCGGCTTGTGGGTTCGCTGCATCGACCATGTTCAACGGCTGCAGGTAGACGTCGCCGCCGGCAACAGGCGGCAGGTTTTCCAGGCGCCGGATGTCGTTGACCGACAGCCAGCCCCAGTTCCGCGCCACAGCATAGGCCTCATAGCGCGATTTCTGATCGCCGCGCAGCAGGCCAGAGACGTTGAACTCGATGTAGTACTCGGCGCGCTCGCTCGGCAACAGCAGGTCGCGCATCATGGCCTGCTCGTGCCGCTTGATCCACGGCAGCAGGGTGTAGATGACGAACTGGATGCCCTGGTGCTCGATGTTCGAGAACGTGGCCTTGTCCAGCTCGCCGATCATGTGCGGCGGCATCTTGTAGATGCGCGCGATCTCGAGCGAGCACAGCTTCAGCGCCGCAATCAGCTCTGCGTCGACGTTTGTCATCGACAGTGGCTTGAAGGTCATCCCTTCTTGCAGCATCGCCACCTTCTTGGCGTTGCTGCTGCCGCCGTAGCGCTGCGCCCACTGCTCGACCAGGCGGTCGATTACGCCCTGGTCCTTGATCGCCCCGCTCTCGCGCGGCCGCTCGATGACGCCCGACAGCGCCGTCCCGTTTAGGAAAGATTTGCCGGCGTATTGCTGGATCGCCTGCGCATGCCCGATCGCGTTCGCGTGGAGCATGACCGGCGACATGCCGACGTAGTTGTTCAGGCCGGTCCAGCGGACATGGTGGATCATCCGCTGCGGCAGCAACTCTCCACCGTCGATGCTGTAGTACGGCCGCAGGTCGCTGCCCTTGTACACCGTAACGATGCCGTCGATCGGGTGGAGCGCCGTCGGCGTACCGTCCGATTCGCGGATGATCTTGCTGTACGAGTTGCCGCGCAGGCCGACCTTCAGCTGCTTTTGCTCCCGGTATTCGAAGGGCGTCTGCCACTCGTTCGGCTCCCAGGCGATGAGCCGGTAGACCTTGTGGTTGCGGGCCGGTTCGCGGCCGCCATTCCCCGTCCGGCGGAAAAGCTCGACCGGTAACTGTGCGACGCTTTCGGCCAGGATCGTGTTGCAGGCCTGCAGGGCGGTGAGTGCGAGTGCGCTTTCTGGAGTAACCACAGGCCCCGCGTCGGAGCGCGTTCCGCCCAGTCCGGACAGCCACCCGCCGCCAGCACTGACGGGCTGGCCCGAGAAAAACTGTCGTGCGAACATTCTTAGCCTTTGCTGCCGCGGCGCGCGACCATGTAGGACCAGGCGAGCAGCGCCAGGCCGGGCACAATGAAGCCGGCCGGCTGGTAGATCAGCGCGGCGCCGGCGGTGAGCAGGCCCAGACCCAGCACGCCGACGAGCAGCGTGATCCAGTCCAAAGGGGTCATATCGTTATGCCTTCGTCGTAAATTGATCCCACCGCCATGGCGACGGGGTTTAGTGCCATCAAGGAAACAGCGTCGAACGTGGCCATCAGCGGGTCGATTTTTCCGGTGCCGCTGGCCTGCTTGTTCACGCTGATGGCGTTGCCGTGCGCTTGGGTCCGAGCGTTCGAAACGCACCACGCCATGAGCGGTCGGTCGCCGTGCACCATCTCGCCGCCTGCGAGCGCGCGTTCGGTGTCTTTGATTGCCCCAGTAAGCTTCCAGCCTTGCGAGATCGCCACAATGTCGCGTTCTGGCTCGGTGGAGAAACCACGCAGAACCAGCTCTTTGACTAGCGCGCCAATGCCCGCGCCATCTACGCCGATCCCGTACTTCTCTGGGAGCAAGCCGACATCACGAAGGCGCTCAACGATATCGGCTACACCCGCGACATCAGGTCCCGGCTTTTCTACGATTGTCAGATCGCCATCCGCCTGGAAGTCGAGCAAGCGAGGCGCGATCTCCTGACGGCGCTTTAGCGCAATCTGGTGAGCCCAGGCATGGCACCAAAGGAGCCACTTGCCGGTATGCCTCTCACGCCCCAACACCGCCAGACCTAGCAAATCATCCAGCCCGCCGCCGTCGACTCCGACCACGGCCACCTCGCTGCGCTCAATCAGCGAATCCAGGGTGATGGACTTGTCGCCCGCAGATTCCCAGAAATCGACGCCCGCCCATCGGTCGGACCGCAGATTGAGACCGATCTCGATGTTCAGATGCTTCGCGAGGAACTGCTGGAAGGCGCCGTCTGTCCGCGCTTGGAACTTCTTGAGCTGGTCTTCCAGCCAATCGGCGCTGACTGAGCGGCCCATGTTCGGGTTGGTGATGTAGAAGGTTGTCGGATCGAGGTATGCCTTCTTCTTCACCATTTCGGGTGGGTATTCATACAGCACGCCAAGCGAGCGCGGATCGTCAATCTTGCCGTCGCGAACATCGCGGAAATAGTTCAGCTTGTCCTTGAACACGCCCGCCGGCGGCTCGTCACTCTGCGTCGTCAGGTAGATGACCCAGCCTTCGTTTCGCGACACCTGGCCGCCGAGCGCTTCCATGAACATCGCTTCAGCGTTCGAGCGTTTGCCGAACAGCCAGTGCTCATCGACCAGCACGCGGCCGGATTTCTTGCCTGAGACGGTGTCCGTATCGGCTGCGACGACCTTCAGCGAAGCTTTCGACACGCGGTGGGTGATCGTGCGGACGTGGTCCTGAACGTGGAACAAGTCCATTAGTTCAGGATCGGCGCGCACCATTGCGGCTGCCGGCTTGAAACTGTTGTCTGCCACCTCTTTGGTCGGCGCCAGGATCAGGTGCTCTTCGCCCTCACGCCAGCAAAGGATGACCGCGGTGAGCATGATGCCGGCCGCGATCGTCGACTTCGTATTCTTCTTGCTGATAAGCAAGTAATACTCGCGGATCAGCTGGTTGCCGGTCTCAGCGTCGTATCCGCCGAAAATGGCGGCCACAAAGTCGAACACCCACTGTTCACTGCATTCGCCGAAATTTGGGCTGCGATACTCGTTTAGCGCTTCATCCCAGACCGTCTTGGGCAGGTCAGTAACCTGCAGCTGCTTGAAAATGCCGAGCGCCTGCTCGGCCTGGTCGGGGAAGATCGGCGCCGGGATGATGGAATCGCCATTAACCAGGCGCTCCACCCAATCGCGGCACGCCGTCGTCCATGCTGGAGTTGCACCCATTATCAGACTTTCTTACCGCCGGCAGCGGCCAAGCGCGGGGCTGCGGCCTGGCCGAAGCGATTAGCGACGTTCTTCGCCTTCTCGCCAACCTGCTCCTTCTTGCCGCCCTCGCCCAGCTTCTTGTGCTTGAAAGGCAGCATTGCCTTTGCGGCATCGATGCGAAGCCGCAGATCGGCCGCCGGCTCATTCATCACCTTGGTGAGGAACTCCACAGGGTCGGCAGTCGGAGGAATCTCGATCGCGTCGAGCGGCGGGCCGCCAACTGGCGGCGCCGCGGTTCGACCACTCCCGGCCTGCTCCTCGCGCGCCTGGTCCAGGCGGGCTTTAACATCCTTGTCTTTAACAAGCCGGGAGCCTGCAGCGGATGCTGTCGCCTCGCTGTACCCGGCACGAATTGCCGCTTCCTTATTCGAGAACCCGGCCAAAACGGCATCGGCGAAGGCTCGCTTTTTGCCTGTTAAAGCCATTAACAATTTCCTCCAAGGGGACTTTTTTCTGCGCGTGAGGTACAGGGTGGTGTCCGAAGGTCAAGGGGTCCCAGAGATTGACCCTGCCCCTCCCCTCACCCGGCGACCAGGCCGCCAGCGGCGCGCTGCCGCGCCTCGTCGGCCGTCTTGGCGTCGTGGCAGGGCGTGCAGAGCAGCCATTTGTTTGAGTCAGCATCGCTGCCACCGGCCCACAGCGGAACCTTGTGATCGACAGCGGCACCAAGAGCGGTGATGCCTTTGACCAGACAGGCTTGGCACAGGCCGCAGTCCCGGCGCCGAATGCGCTCGCGGTCAGCAACGCCCGCGCTGCCGCGCTTACGCTCGACCGTGGCAGCCGGCGCTTGCGCCAGGCGCGTGACCTTGGCGGGCTGGAGCCGCGGCTGCAAGGTGCGAAGCTTCGGCATCAGCGCTTGCCCTTCTTCTTACGGGCCGGTCGCTGTGGTGCACATGGCAGCAGCTGCGCGATCTCCAGCACGGTCATGCCGACCTGCCCCCAGCCCTTGGCGCGCAGCAGGCGCCTGGCCTTGTAGCCGTCGGCAAGCAGGTTGCATACGTCGGCCAGGGCCTCGGGTTTGTTCACCGGGTAGCACAAGGCTGGGCGGTCGGGCACCACGCTGCGGATGATCTGGTCGCGGTACTGTTCGGCGATCGGCTTCACGATTCCGCCTCATTCAATGGGATGTTGAAGAACCGGCTGATCTCCTCGGGCGAGAAGGTCCGGGTGATGCGCCAGTCGCAGACCAGATGCTGGCTGGTGCGCTTCATGTATGCGGCGTGGGCACGTTCAGTGCGGGCGCGGTACCAAGCATCAAAGTCCAGCTGAGTTGCCTCTGCCGCATCCTGCTCGCGGTGGAGCTGAAGCAAGATGCGCAGCCATATGATTTCGGACTCGACGCTCATGCGCACCTCGGAAATAAAAAGCCGCCAGTAGCGCGAACGCTACGGCGGCGAAGTCCAGCGAGAGAGCTGGAGGAGACAGGTTGCGGCGGCCGGTGCTAATGGTCCGGCGACATCCCCTTGCTGAGCGCGCACTCCATTGCAATGGCTATGCCTATCAAGCTGTGCGCATCAGCTAATGCGCATTCACCACACGACTGCTGACTGATGCTATCCCCAGCAGCTCCCCGCAAACCGATTCCATCATCGGGACAGTCAGCAGTCGTGTGGACACTGGCTTGCGCCAGTGCTCGGCTTACTTGCGGCTCGCAACGTTGGCGGCGGCTACCTTTTCTTCGGCCATCTTCTTGGTAGCGTGGATCTCGACATCGGCGAAGCGCTCGCGGTCGAAGGTCTTCCACAGGCCGTTGCTCCAGCGTGCTTGGTAGCGCATGCTCGTCCTTTCGTTGTTTGGTTGCCGGTTACAGCGTCCGGCGACGTGGCGCGCCTGGGGTAGCGCCCGTCTGTTCTGGCCAGCGCCAGGTCGAATTCGAATGTGCGTGGGTGCCGTCTCTTGAGTCTTGCCGGGCGGGCGCTCCGACACTCATCAGGCAACTTTGATCCCGTGCGCGTTTCGTCGCGCTTTCACGTGAAGACCAGATGCGAATGCGGCTAGTGCTTCATATGTCACCTCGCGAGGTAGGTTGCCCACCTCGGATGAGGCGGGCGGTTCGTGCCCCAAAGCTATCTGCAAAGTGGGCCGTAAACGAAAAAAGCCCGAACGTTTGACGGTTCGAGCTTTTCGATGGGCGTGCGAAGTCGCCCTATGTCCGTAGTTTACGAGAAGTACAGCCGAGTTGCAACATTGTTCCGCAGCTTTTTTTCGAGCTCGTCGCGCGCCTCGGACAACACATCCTCGTAGTTGGCATTTGGGAAGCGCCATCCACGCGAGATGCCACGGCTCTTATAGATCGCCCAGCGCTGCTGGATCGACAGGCTGTCGACCATCGCATTCACGGTCTCGCCAGTCCGGATGTCGGCGAGGCGCTGCGCCTCATGCGGGTCCACGCGCTCTGCGCAGCCCTCGCCCTCCAGCTTCATCCCGCGCGAGCCCAGGTCGCGGTCGTTGGTGTGCATGAAGCTCACCCAGCAATCCATGAGGAGGCTGTAAGGATCAGGCTTGTTGAAGGCCGGCGCTGGAGGTGCCGCGCGACGAACCCGGCTGAGGGTAGGCGCTGGAATGGTGCCGAGGGTCGCTGCGAGGGTCATGATGGCTTCTCCGAAAAAGACCTGCTGAGCTTACCATTCACCTCGGAAATTAATGCCGCGTCCGAACTTTTCCAAATGACAATGTGTCGCGCTCATAAGACGAATTCCAGATACACGCACAGCACCGGCTCAAAGCCGCGTACGCTTCCTTTTCTGAACATCATTACGGTTCGAGCAGAGGACAAAGCCCATGCGCCAGCCCTATCCCACTCGCGCTGCGATTTACGTGCGAATGTCGACCGAAAGTCAGAATTATTCCACCGACCATCAGCGCGCCAAAATCCACGAGTACGCTGCAGCCAAGTGCATCGACATCGTGCGTGAGTACGTGGACGAGGGTAAGAGTGGTCTCGACATTCGGCGGCGGCCAGGCCTACTCGAATTGATCAAAGATGTCCAATTGCCTGGCATCGACTTTCAGCTCATCATCGTTTACGACGTTAGCCGGTGGGGGCGGTTCCAGGATGTAGATGAGGCTGCCTATCACGAGCACACGTGCCGCCGCGCCGGGATTAAGGTCGTCTACAGTGGCGAGCAATTTAGCGACGATGGCACCCCGCTCGGTGCCCTGATGAAAAGCATCAAGCGCACGATGGCGGCGGAATACAGCCGCGAGCTTTCTGCCAAGACGTTCACCGCACAATGCCGCTTCACCCAGATCGGCTACAAGCAAGGCGGCCATGCTGGCTACGGCCTACGGCGCTTGGCGGTCACCAAGGATGGAGCGCCGCGCAGATTGCTTGAGTATGGCGAAGCAAAGGGTGCAGTGACCGACCGAGTGGTCTTAGTCCTGGGCCCAGATCACGAGGTTGCACTCGTCCGGATGGTCTACAAGCTCTATCTCGACGATCGGCTGAGCGAGCCTGCGATCGCACAGCGTTTGAACGGCGCCGGAGTGCCGAGCGAATTCAGTCGCCCTTGGACGCATTCCATGGTGAACTCGTTGCTCACCAACCCGAAGTATTGCGGCACACTGGTCTTCAACCGCCGATCCTGCAAACTCTCCAGCCGGCGCAAGCGAAACCCTGCGGACGAGTGGGTGCTAAACGAGGGAGCCATCTCCCCAATCGTGCCGCTCGAGCTGTTTGAGGACGCGCAGCGCGAGCGCGCGAGGCGCCTGCGTCGTTACGGGCCTGACGAGCTGCTGTCGCTGCTCCGCAAATGCTACGAGACGCATGGCGAGGTGAATGCGAGAATCTTAGCGGCCGATCCGCTTATGCCCGATCCCCAGCTGCTCGTCCGGACCTTCGGCTCTCTCATCGCCGCCTACGACGCAGCTGGCCTGGAGCCAGCAGACGCGCACACGTTCGTCGAAACGAAGAGACTGATCGCCATCAAACAAAGACGGCTGATCTCCGACGTAAGCAGCCTCGCCCGCGCGGCCGGCGCTACTGTGTACGACGCGACATTTTCGAACGCCTTGGTCATCAACGACGCTATCGTAGTGCGCATCGATGTCGCGATTCAGCGCCGGCCTGCTAAAGGATTTGCGAACTGGCGAGTGAGACCCCAGCCTGGGATCGACTTCATCATTGCTGCCCGGCTGAGCGGCGATACCCACGAGATCATCGATTTCTTCCTTATCCCAGCGGCCTGGCTCAGTGACGGACCGCTCTACTTAAAGGAGTCGAACATGGATCGCTTTGCGTCCCTCCGCTATCAGTCGCTAGCGCCGATGTTCGGCATCCCATCAGCGGAGCGGAGATGAAGGCGCCCATGCTGGACACGGCGGCACTCTACGTGCGTGCATCCACGGAACATCAGAACTATTCGACGAACCACCAAGAGGCCGCCCTGCGCGAATATGCGGCCCAGCACGATCTCGACGTCGTAGCCGTGTACCGCGACGAGGGTCGAAGTGGACTTACCCTTGATGGGCGCAACGGGCTACTGCAGCTACTGAACGACGTGCATTCGGGCGGCGCCTCCTACTCCGCGGTGCTGGTGTATGACGTCAGCCGCTGGGGCCGTTTCCAAGACGTCGACGAGAGTGCTTACTACGAATATGCGTGCCGGCGTGCTGGAATCTCAGTCGCTTACTGCGCCGAGCCCTTTGAGAACGACGGCTCACCTCTAGCGACGCTACTCAAAGGCTTGAAGCGCGCCATGGCTGCCGAATACAGCCGGGAGCTGTCTGGCAAGGTATTTCGAGCACAGTGTCGACTAACAGCGGCAGGATTCAAACAAGGGGGATCCGCTGGCTACGGGCTCAGGCGCGCGAGCATCGCTGTCGATGGTAGGGTCACCAGGATTCTAGAAATGGGCGAGCGAAAGAACCTGCCTACGGATCGCGTCGCGTTTGTCCATGGCCCGGACCAAGAGGTTGCGGTCGTGCGCGACATTTTCGAAATGTGCACCGTGAAGAACATGCCTGACACGCGAATCGCCGAGACACTCAATGCCAGAAGCCTGTCCAACCAGCATGGGCGCCCTTGGTCTGCTCACAACGTCAAGGCAGTCCTCACCAATGAGAAATACGCCGGCACCCTCATTTTTAACCGAAGCACCCAGCGCATGCGGAGTTCGCGCCGACCCAACGATGCGACCAAATGGGTGCGGGTCGAAGACGCCTTCCCGAGCATTGTCACCCGTGAGCTGTTCGAGCAGACCAAGCGCGAACGCGCGCGCCGCGGGAAGCGCTGGACCGACGACGAGATGCTCGACGGCCTGCGAGACATCCTAGTGGAGCACGGCCGGGTGTCCGCTGACCTTATCGACACGAGTGCCCTGCCTTCGGCGAAGTCATATGCGTTTCGCTTCCGCTCCTTGGTAGCGGCGTTCGAGGCCGCAGGCGTCTCAGGCCCTTCGCTCTCGCGGTCGACCATTACGCGGTACCGTATCCGTTGCGTTACCAAAGATTCGTCCGCGGAACTGGAGCGGTGCGCACTGCGCGCCAATGCGAAGGTCGAGAAGATCACGACACGCACATACCGCATCGCCGGCGTTACAGTGCGGCTGCTGTGCACCAGGTGTCGCTATGAGCGCAGTCACCCTTGTTGGAAGGTGACTCTGCGTCACTCCCCAGGAGTCGACTTCGTTATCTGGGTCCGCATGAACGAAGCCAACGAGGAGGTGGCCCAGATCTATCTCCTGCCAGTTCAACAGTTCCCCGATCACCAGTATCTCTGGCCTTCTACCCGCACGCTGTGGAACTACCAGCAGTTCGCCTACTCCTCAATCAGCCAGTTGTTTGGAGTGTCATGACGACCTATCAGGTTTGATGGTTTTCTCTGAAGGAGGCCGGAGCTAGGATTTCAGACATATGGATCTCTGGAGGAAATCATGCTCAACATCATCCAGCGTCGTGAGTCCCAGCAGATTGAGGAAGGTCGCAGCTTGGGCGAAAATGCTTCGATCGAGCCTCTCATAGAGCGATGCCGCTACTCGGGATTCATAATTCAAGTGCATGGCTACCGATTTGACAAGCTTGGCGAGTCCGCTCAAGCACGCGCGGTTTTTAAGCTCGCTGTCGACCGCCGCATCCAAGAACAAGACTTTTCAGGCTTGATTATCCACCCAGCTTCAAGCGAATTAGATCCGACTTCCGGGCCAAGGGTCGTTTTTGACTCACGTGGTCGCGTGCTGATGTCATGGAACACCTAAACGCGCCGCTTAGCGCTGTTGAGCGACCATAACAACATCCTTAGATGCGGAATATCATTGCACTTGCAAGCGCAGTTTAACTGCGCTTCCTCGAAGAAGATAACGCCTTATCGGCAACAAAGGTCCTCTTATTCCAACGTGCGATGGCCTCCGGGACGGTTTCTACGCACGCCTTTGAGAACGAGAAAATTTCATAAATTGCGGTTAAATTCCGCCACAAGGTATTGATTGCTTTCTGTACCTACGAAGAATTTAGGCTATTACTTTTCAATTATTCTTGGGTCTACGCTTTTGACACCTAAACCAGAATCATTGAGCGAGTCCGCTGCATCTTTTATCCGTTTTGCTCTGTCCGCCGGCGTAGATTTGTTGTCGTTGGAAGCAATCTTGATTGCAGCCTCTGCAGCCGCATTTATGAGCTCAAGCCGTTGATTATCAATTCGAATCCTCGTAACGCAGGCGTCACGCATTCCGCTAGACGTGGGCACAAAAGGAGCTCCATTTGGCAGTTTTAATCCAGATAATCGCCCGTCATCATTACCAAGCCATATAATACAAAGCTGAATAAAATCGTCGGTCTGAGTTATCTGCTTCACGATACTCTCCACCGTGCTAGCTACAGCTTGAATCTCTGTTGGGGTAGGTGTCGTTGGGGGTGCCAATGTGCCGGACGTACTCGTGGCCACCTTCGCCGGCAATGCCTTGCTCATCGAATCTACGATCTCAGAATTCTGTTTATTTAGCTGATCAATTTCCGCTTGAATTTTTTGCTTCTTCTCATCCGCAAGCCCAGAAGCATCTCGATCTTTTTCCAAACTCTTAACTTTTGTCTGGTTCTCCTTATGCAGGCCACTCAGGAATGCGATCGTCGACCCTTGCGCGTTTCCAGCAGCACTGACAACAGCCGCGGGGGCAGTTACAACGCTTGTCAGCTGCTCAATTGCAAGTAAGGCGGCTGTCTGCTTCTGATAACGCCGGATGAGGAGATTGTAATCGGCGGCACTGATGGCCTGATTCATATAGGCTTCACAAGCACGGAAAAATTGGTCCCGCAACAATTGAATACTTTGTGACCTTAATCCAACGAAAGCAGCGCTCTCAGCACTTCCTAACGTAGCGCCGAGAGACTTCCCAGGAAAGCTCCCTTCTGCAGCCAAGTCAAAAGCATAGGCGGAAAGTGAATCTGGACTAGGTTCAGCGCAAACAACAAACCTATCCTCAGATTTGGCGGCCAGAATCGCTCGCTGTTTGATATCAATAAGAACGCCCTGCCCGTTCGATGTATCAAGTGTTCTGTGCACACTATTTAAATTACCACACGATGCGACACAAAATCCGATAGTTACCATAACTACAGCGCATGCTTTCATTATAGACCCTCGTATTTACAGGCTAACAATTTAATACTACGCCCTCGCTTCCTAAAAAACAAGTGCTTCTATTGCCATTTTTTTAGTGGCTAGGATGCGACAAGGCACTTAGAAATCAAAATTCTTCTACAGCCCATCCACCGCCGTTCTTCTTTGAATTCGCCTGAATTGCAAAGAAGCGTAACGGGTACATGTCGGCCGCAATCTTGATCTTCGCGCGTGCGTCATCCTGCCAGAAGCCCTTCACCTCGTGCATCTCCAGCGCGCCATCGGCCAGCATCACCGCGAAATCGGGCGTGTAGAACGTGTTGTCAGCTAGCCGCAGCTTAACGCCCTCGAACTTGAACCAGGCTACTTCCCCGGCGTGGCGGCGCGCATCTAGGGTGACGGCGTAGGCCTGCTCGGTCTTGTTCATGGCTCCGGTCTTGAGGCGGCCCAGCGCCTGGAGTGCCTTCTGTCGAGTCATTGGCGCGCCTCGATGCTCGTGGCCACTGCGCTGGCCAGCCGCTGCAGCCGAGCGTTGAACCAGCGGCGCACGCAGTACGAGCGCGCTACGCTGATGACGGTGTAGATCAGGCCCAAGGCCAGATTGGCGCCCGGGGTGATGTGAAAGCCGAACAGCGGGAAGATCAGCATGTTCGCCGCGTAGTTGATGGTGAAACCGATGATCACGTTGATGATGGCCTCAATCAGGGAGCCGAGTCGCGTTTGGGTCATGCTGCCAGCCCCGAATAGTTGATCGTGTAGTGAGTCGGCTTGCGGTCGGCGTAGCGGTCGATGATATCGGCAGCGCCGGCGTTCAGGGCCGGGTAGAACGGCAGCGCGCGCGGCGGCCGGTCGTCCGTGAACTTCCCCTGCATCATGGCGTCGCGCAGCACCACCAGCGAGGTGATCGCCTTTGTCACGTGCGACATTCCGGAGTCCGGGTCCAGGTCCTCGCCTTCCCACCAGGCCATCAGGTGCCGCATCACGCCGTCGTAGTACACGGAGCCGCGCACCCCCACCGCGCGGTAGTTGTGGCGGCCATATTTGCTGGCGCCCTCCAGCATCGCCACGCCGATCTCTGCCATCACAGTAGCCGGCACGGTCGACATCGGCACCTTGCGCACGCCGACCAGGTCTTTCGGGTTGGTGGGCTTGTCGCTGGCGAGCAGGTGGAGCGGCTGAATTTCATGCGAATCGATCATTTCATCCCTTCGTTTCAGTTTTGACATCTTGTTTGACTTGCTGCTTGTCGATCCACACCTGGCGCGCTTCACGGCCGGCCCAGTCCCGGCTGAACCGCCGGCACGCCTTGGTGCCCCAGGCGCGGAACGGATTAATCAGCGGGGTGAAGGTGGCGTCGTAGCCCATGCACCGGCCCAGGCCCACCCGGGCATGCTCCGGGTAGCCCTTCATCTTGAAGTGGGTGCACTGGGCGCAGATGTCACCGGCCGGCGCCTTCATGCGGCCCTCGGTGCCGGCGCAGGGCCAACCAGAGCCTTGAGGTTCAGGCCGGCCGGCTTCATCCCTCGCTGCTCGGGCGCGTTCGCGGCTGCGTCGGTCGGGCGGATGCGCGCCGGTGGCGCCGGGGGCTTGCCGCCATTGTCGATCGCCTCACGGATGCGGGACTCCCAGGCCGCCGCGGATTCGCCCATGCGCGCGGGCCCGACACCAACCTCGTTCGCCTTGGCCAGCTTCGCCGCCTCGCTCGTCCACCATGGTGCAGTTGCGGCCGGCTTCGGCGCGGCTGCGGCATCGCGCTGGATCGTCAGCCGGTCCCAGTGCTCGCGGAGCTTCGCCGGGCTGAGGATGTTCCCGCGCCAGAAGGGGATGGTGTGCGCCCACTGCAGCAGTTCGCAGATTTCGCGGTGCGTGCAGCCGTCGCGTTCGCGCATCAGGCGCACATCGTTCGCCCACGCCTTGAAGTTCGGTTCCTTGAACTTGGGTGCGGTGTTGAGGATGGCGCCGTACAGCCAGCGTGCGCACTTCTCGTCATCGTCGTTGGCCTGACGCGGCGCGCGCGGCGCCTTGGCTTTCGTCGCGCGGTTGGCAGCGTCCAGCAGCTCGATCAGCGTCGCCGCGTCGACCAGCACCGCCGGCATGGTCTCAGCCATCTGGCGCAGGGATGCACGGTCAACCATAGGCCACCTCCCCCGCCTGTTTCTGCTTCAGCTGCCACTTCGCCCACTCGCCCGCCACCCAGGTCACGCCCTTGGGGGTAAAGCGCGCGGCGTTGTAGGCGTGGCCGCTGACCTGGGCGGTGCCGGCCTTGACGCAGAAGCGGCCGGCGGTGATGTGCTGGGCATGCGGCGTCAGCTCGCGGCCGAGCCGATACAGGATCTTCTCGTCGAGCAGGAACTCGCGGAACTGGTTCTCGTTGGCGCCCAGCAGCTTCGCCACCTGGCGGAAACCCTTCGTGCCGGTCGAGTCGGCATAGCGCTCCACGAACTCCGCCGCCGGCGCCGCGGCCTGCAGCTGCGCGGCCTGGGCGGTGATGATGTCCTGCTGGTCGGCGGCCAGGCGCAGCGCGTCGGCGAACGACTGCGGCAGTGTCGGCGCCGGCGCCGCGGCTTCCAGCTCCATCCAGCGGTCGATGATCCGCGCGCGCAGCACGGCGTTGTAACCCGAGACCACCACCAGGC